TACCCAACATTCCTGAACTTCATTAAAAAGAAATTCAAGAAAAGCAAACTAAATTAAACCTCTAAAAAGGGAGCGGCTAAAACCGCTCCCTTTTTTTTGTCCAGATTAAATTGAAGGTATTACCCCTTCCTGTATAATCATATTACCTTCTGGTTGTAAAGATTATACTGAAGGTATTACCCCCACCCTATTCAAAAAAAATTAAAAAAAGTTTTGACTCTACCTGTAATCGAATTTATCTTCTCCAACATGAAACCAAAACCCACCAAGAAAAAAACCAAGAAACAAATTCAATTAGAAAAAAATCAAGCCAAGCAGGGATTTCTGTTCTTGTTTGAAAAATGGAAACAAGGTAAAATTAAATTTTAATTACTATGAGTGACACACAACAAATACAATTACCCGAAAACATTTTAAATGTATTCGATGATAAAATGTTTCAAGAAAAAAGTATTCCTTTTATGAAAGGTTATAGAAACGGACAAAAAGGTCTTTACAAAAACCCATACAAGACCTATGGATTTTCCTGTCTATATGACAGAGGATATAACATGGCATCAAATCAAATGAAATCAATAAAACAAAAAACAACTTGGGCATACGAACTATGAAAACATACATCGCACAATGGGAAAATGGAACAATATCCATTCTAACAGCAGAAGACAAAACAGACTTGTTCTGGAAACTTGATTCAGAAGGTGATCCAGTTCATGCAAAAATCTTTGAGGTTCCAATAGACGAATATGAAGACTTCCATATCACTACAAACATAATCAAAAAGAAAAATGATTATGTGATCGAGTGTGCTTCTGGTGAATATGGAGAAGAAATCAAACGAGTAAAATGGCCAAAAAACATAACACTAAAAGCCATGAAAAAACTTTGTCCAGAAGCAACAGAAGAAAGCGTAAAAAAAATCTGTCCTCAAATTGGACTCACATACAAATAAAATAAAAACAAATAGAATAAAAAGAGGGAGTAAAATCTCCCTCTTTTTTTTTCAAAAAGACAAGGGGTAATACCTTTAAAAAGAAATTGACATACCAATTAATTTTTGATTGTGGATGATGGGGGTAATACCTTTAAAACTTTTTAAAATATAATTGACATTACAAATAATCCACTCACAAACCACCAAAACTTTTTTTAATCAAATTGAATTTTTTTCTTTGCATTACTAAAAATACCAATTAGTATGTTTTCCAGTTGAAGGCGACAATAGCTGGAAACTAAAAAGCAGATACAAAAACCCAATAAGAAATACTACTACTATGGCACACATGATCGACGAAAAATATGATCGCGTTTATTCTATCAAGGACGCTGAATGGCATGGACTGGCAATCGTCATTCCAGAAATCGGTGATGAGGAATTCAATTCCCTCTCTCATGAAATCAAAGAGGTTCCTCTTAATCCAATTATCGACGGGGTTCCTGTTGCATTCGACAACCACAAATTGCTGGTTGCTGATGTTTCCAAATCCCGTCCAGACATTGTTGATGCAAATCCCAATGATCGCTTCGTTCCTCTTCACATTCCCAAAGCAAAATACGGAGTCATCTCCAATGCCGAGGTTGTGGATTGCATGAAGAAATCCTTCAAGGAAATGGGCGTCAAAGTCACCACCGCTGGCACATTGGAAGGATTGAAAAAATTCTTCATCTCTGTGGATATTGGCGATTCAAAGCAAATCATCAACAAGGACGAGTTTGAATGCTATGTCAACTTCATCACCTCCCATGATGGAACGATCAGCATGGACGCCTATGATTCGACAATCCGAATCGTATGCATGAATACCTTGAACGCTTCCCGCGAAGCCGCTGGAAAAGCAGGGTTCAAGGTTTACCATACCAAGAACGCATCTCTGGCAATGGACGGTCTTGCTGAATTGTTCAATGCAATTCTCCAAGGACGAGCCAATCTGAAAGAGGTGATGGAATATCTGAATGGTCACAAGTGCGATGCGAACGATGCCTTGTCGATGGCCGCTGGCTACTTCTGCATGGAAACAGAAACCGATACAATCGCCACTCGCTCATTCAACAATGCCCAAGGGATTGCCAACCTCTTCTCCAATGGTCTTGGCAACAATGGTCGTAACCTCTATGACCTTGCCAATGGTGCTACTGAATTCTGGTCTTCTGGTGATGGTGTAGGCAAGAAGACCACCTCTACTGGAGCGCAACGAGCATATCGTTCACAATTCGGATCAGCCGCTTCCCACAAGGAAAAGTTTGTGGCAATGCTGGCGAATGATGATCGTCGCTCCCAAGCTCTGAATATCGGACGCAAGGCAGTCACCGACTATCTGGCTAAGGCATAAACAGAAAGGAAATCAAAACCCTCACTCTTGGAAACGAGAGTGAGGGTTTTCTTTTGTCCAGATTATACTGAAGGTATTACCCCCCAGTCTCTAATAAAAATTTTTTATAAACCAAGGGGTAATACCTTCTCTTTATTATTGAGTAATACTAAAAATTTGATCTCGCGTTTTAATAGAACATGGTGCAGCATTACCACAAAAATACAAGTGTCAATGTTTGACTGAAGGTATTACCCCAACAAGAGCAAATATTTAAAACCAATCCAAGGGGTAATACCTTCAAAAGAAAAAAAGATTTTATTGTCATTACTAAAAATCTGGAATAGTATGTTTTCATCAATCGGGCAATTCCGATTGGTGGGAAAGAAACCTGCCCAATACAAAGTGGTTTAAATCCTAATCCTAAAAATGACTCCTGATCAAATCCTATCGCTCGTCCAGCCTCAGTCTGGTCGTCATGTTAGCATCAGCTTCAAATCGGAAGCTACACCAGCAGCAGCATTCAAGATGCACAAGCTGGAGAAGTTTACAAAAGGTGCTTATCGCGTCGGCATCTCATTCGAGAATCTCAAAGGTGTTCGTGAAGGCATTGAAAATGGTGAGCGTGAAATCCCACAAGCACCAAAGGGAAAGAAATGGGTGCTGTATCCGTTTCACCTCCAAAACCTCGCAGAGACTACAGACTACCTGCGCCTTTACTTCCCCACTGGTGGAGCAATTCAAATCCCCGCAGTCACCTATCTTGTGGACGGGAAAGAAGTCTCCAAGGAAGAATATAATTCCTTCCTCACCCCATCCGATGCCGCTCCCAAGAAGCGTGATCCTAACTTGGACCTCTTCGATGTTAAGATGGAGAATGTAATTTCAATAGGGTAGGTGAACATAGGAAAGGGAGGGAGTCGAAAGACTCCCTCCTCTTTCTTGTCGAGATTTAATTAAAGGTATTACCCCCTACTCTATGTTTTAATAGAACATGGTGTCACATTACAACATTTGAAAATGTCGATCTTATACTGAAGGTATTACCCCCTTCTGTATAATCATAATACCTTATGGTAGTAAAGATTATACTGAAGGTATTACCCCCCAGTCTGAATTTTAAATTTTTTTTTGTGGGGTAATACCTTCACAAAAAGATTCCAATTAGTTTTTTCTCTGTCATAGTGGCTCCAGTTCAGCAATTCCGCTGGGCTAAACCAAAACCTATATATGTTCAAAATCATCACCAACACCACCACCATCACCATCACCAAGGAACAAGTCTCTGACTTGATCTGCACCGCAATTGAAGGAGGGTCCAACTACTGGTATATGATCGAAGGCTATCAAGAGCCTTCTGTAGTAGACTTTCGTTGCAGTCTGTTTGCCAACGATGAGGAACCTCATCGAATCTATGATTGGCCCCTCTGCACAGGAGGAGGCGTCATCATCTCCGATGAGATGGCATCTTCCTCTCCCACCAAAAAGACTCTCAACCTTGAGTCAATCACCAGCGGCTTGAACCTCATGGGATCAAGGTTCCCAGAGCGTCTGGCCAACATCAGCAACGGAGACTATGATGCAGAGGATGCCGACATCTTCCTGCAACTCTCCTTGCTTGGGGATGTAGTCTTCGGTTGATGGAACCAAGGAGGGAGGCTGAAAAGCCTCCCTCTCTTTTTGCAATCTTATAATGAAGGTATTACCTCCACATACTGAAGGTATTACCCCCACCAAAAATTTCTGCCCATAGAGGTAATACCTTCAGTTTAAATGAAGGTATTACCCCCACCAATAAGATACGGCTTCGCACCCAAGGGGTAATACCTTCATAAAATAAAAAAGAATCATTGCAATTAAAAATCAATTAGAATATCTTTTTCATATTCAAATGAGGCATGGTGTTTCATTTGAATATGGTGCTTCATTAAACCCTATAAAAAATATGTCTCAAAAACTACTGTCAATTGACACAAATGCAAAAACGGTTAAAGGTCAAACAAAGGGATACTTAACAGGTATACTCTACCTCGCACCCGCTGATATAAGCGGGAAAAACATTTGCCCTCATGCTTCAGTTGGGTGTAAAGCAGCTTGCCTGTTTACGGCAGGGCGTGGCGCAATGTCGCCTATTAGGAACGCTCGTCTTAAAAAAACAATGGCGTTCCTTTCTGATAGGATATCATTTTCTTCCACAATAAAGGCGGAAATAGCCTCTCTTATTAAAAAAGCAAATAAAAAGGGAATGACCGCTTGCATTCGGTTAAACGGAACAAGTGATCTTCCTTGGCATAAAATAGAAGATATCATGCAATCATATCCCGATGTTCAATTTTATGATTATACACCTAATCTTTTCCGTATGTTGGAATTCACAAATGGAAAGTTGCCATCGAATTATCACCTGACCTTTTCAAGAAAAGAGGATAATGATCAGGCGGTTGATTCCGTATTAAAAGCTGGCGGAAATGTTGCCGCAGTCTTCAAATCCCTTCCAATAAGCTGGAAAGGGTTTCCCGTTATAAATGGAGACGATACGGATCTCAGGTTTCTTGATGGAAAAGGCGTCATTGTTGGGTTAAAGGCAAAGGGGAAAGCTAAAAAAGATACAAGCGGATTTGTTATTTAGGTAAAGGGAAAAAGGAGGAGTCGAAAGACTCCTCCTTTTTTTTCTTGTCGAGATTTAATTGAAGGTATTACCCCTAAAGACTGGAATGGAAATACAAGTAATGTCCAGAACAATATAAAGGTATTACCCCCACCCCTATAAAACAAAACCCATTTTTTTAAAACACTTTCAAAACCGCTGTGTGTTTTTGGAGTGTGCTATCACCAGACCCAAGCCAGAAAAAAACACCCATTACCAGTAATGTCGATAAAAAAATTTTGGGGGCATTGCCACTACTACCCCCACCCTATACATACCCACCCCCTATATAGGTATTCTAATGGGTATAGGTATTCTATTCTTTATTCTGTAGAAGAATCTTAAAATCCAACAAATCTTTTATTTTAAGATTATGTGTATCTTCTTTGAATGTCATCATATTGGAGGTATCGGTATAGCCCTTTTTATATAGTTTGGCATTTTCGAAAAACTTTTTCTTGTTTATTATTCCGCATATCCATCCTATTTCCAAGTTATCTAATATTCTTACAAAGACATAAAAGTCACACTTTTGTTTTGTATTATATGCAGCAACCGAGCATTCGTAATAATCCTTTGGTTTGCTTGTACATTTTTTAGATTTTACATCAATTTTTACATTTCCCTTGATTAAATCATAATCATAGGTATTTTCTATTTTTGCCTTTAGAAAATCGGAAACCATAATTTCTCCCAAGAATCCAATAATATTCCCCTGTCCTTTCATGAAGGAATGTTTTAGTACTCCCAGTTCTTTTGCCTTTTCTTTGGCATTTTCCACCCATTCTTTTTTAATTTCCAATTCTATCACAGTATTCTTAGGATAATTTCATTTCCATCTGTGTGTTTTCAATTTTGTTTATATTGTATTTGAAGAACTGGGTGAACATAGGATCATATATATTGTATGTTTTTCCTATTTCTGGTTTTTCATTTTTCGGGAATCTTCTAAATATATATCCTTTATGATGTGTATTTCTATTTAATGTTGTGGCATAAACTGATCTATTATTAAAATTATTTTTTTCTATTTGTTGTGTTCCTACAAAAATATTTTCAAGAACTCCTTGTTTATTAAATTGTCCTATACTTCCTTTATAGACCAATGATTCTTTCCCCTTTTTACCTATTTTTGAATTTCCTAGTTCTTGTTCTAGTATTATGTGTTCTCTTTTATCTATCCATACTAGGTTTTCTAATTTATTATTTGTTTTTATTCCGTCCTTGTGATGGACATCCATATCTTTCATATTTTCTATTGGATTAAATGCTGAAAGAACCAATCTATGTTGTCTTTCTCTTTTCCTGTATATATAACATTGTTTATAGCCATATATGTCTACAAATCCTATATTTTCTCCTGATTTATTTTTTGTATTTCCTTTATCGGATACTTGGTATCCTGTATCATTTCCATTTATTATTATTGGTTTCCAAATTTCTTCTGACATAAGATTTATATCTTACGTGTATTTTTTAGAATGTCAATATTTTTTTATAAATATACTATAATGAGAAGCAAAGACCAAATACGATTGGAAAGTATTTTTAAATATTTGGGTTTTTGAGAAGATTAAAAAGTTGTAGAATAAGATTGTCTTTTAATACCCAATACTCTCCTTCGTTATTTCCCCCAATAGAATTTAGATGATTTAATAGGTCTTTTGCCTTATTATAATCTAATCCTTGTAGTAAATCTGCCTGTTTTGGACTAGCATTTTCTCTACCGAGTCCTATTTTTATTTGTTCAAATTGATCGTTGTCTTCTTCTCTGTCTTCTTCGTCGGAATTTATTCCTTCTACTCTAGGTCTTTCTTGACTCATATTCATGTCCCTTGTGGGAGTATTCATTTCCACATCACTGATTTCTTCTTTTAATACTTTTTTATATGCTTCTTCCAATAACATTATATCTTTATTTGTCATATTAATATTTACACTATAGTTTCATTTTTTTACTAACATGATCCACAGATTTTTGTGAATGTCCGCCAATATGCCAATTGTATTCTCCGATTGGTACTTGATTTACTTTCCAGCAATATATTGTGGAAATTGTTCCATCTTCCCATTCCAGAACCCATTCACATATCACCTTTCCGTCTCCACTCTTTGGATATAGCGGTTCTCCAAAAACATCAATTAGTTTATCAAACGTTGTATTGAGATATCCTTGCAAAGATGTACCATTTGCTTTTGATGTATTTTCTTTATTATATTCCATAAAATTAATATATTGGTTCTTTTGTGTTTGTCAAATTAAATAATAAACCAATCGGGGGTATTTCCCATCTTCCATTTGGCGAAATTTTTTTTATCTTTGATATAGTATGTTCGATATGCCTTGACCGGATCAGCGTCTTTATATTCGAGGGGCATTGCTTGAGCATGGGGTGTTAATTCTCCTTCTGGAATCATATTGGCATGATTCCTGCACGTTTGAAAAATAGGATAAGATTTGTGCTGTTTTCCATAGCGACGAGTATATTCTTGAAACAATTCCTCGGTCATTTCACACAACCAATTAAAGTTGTTTCGAGTTTGTCGTGTCCAACGACTACATGGGTGGTTTAGGTGAGCAATTTTATAAATTCCTTCCACCGTATCATTTGAATGAACACGAATAGCCGTTGAAAGCATTTGTGTGTGTTCGAGAATTAATTTTATACAATGTTTATCATTGTGGTATCTTGCTGCAAGTATTGGGTTTTTATCGAGAATGAATATATTAATAGTTTTATCCTACCTTTCTTTATATAAAAATACTATAATTTTTTTTGTTTTTTGTCAATAATTTTTTATACAATTGCAAATATTCTGAGTAAACATATTTATGATACGAGAATGTTTGCAATGTAAAAATGAATTCAAAATTAAAAATAAAACATCAAAATTTTGTAGTAAAAAATGTAGTAACATATTTAATGGTAATATAGTAAATCAATTAAATAAAAATAAAAAAATATGTTTAATATGTTGCAAAGAAAAAACATTTAATCTTTTTTCACGAATTGATAAATCTAATAAATTTTCAGGAGTAAGAGATGTATGTAAAAATTGCTCAAGAGCAAAAACAGAAAGAGAAAAAAGAGCGAGGACGTGGGAATATGATGCTGCTAAAATAATGTTAATGAATAGTAAACATAGAGCTAAAATAAGTGGTATTGAATTTTCTATAACAGAAGAAGATATTAAAATACCAGAAAAATGTCCCGTTCTCGAAATACCATTGTTTAGGTGTAAAAAAGATAATTGGAATGATTCTCCTTCTATCGATAGAATAGATAACACGAAGGGATATACTAAAGATAATATAGTTATCGTAAGCAGACGAGCAAATATATTAAAAAAAGATGCTACTATTGATGAATTACAAAAATTAGCAAATTTTTATAAACAATACAGTCAAGAATAAATAGTAAAATAACAAGATGAAAAACAAAGATCAAATATCAACAAAAAATATATCTTTCAAAGATTTTTTCTTAGAAAAATATAAAAGAATGTCCTCTGGAATGGGTGTGAAAGATATTGCAAAGAAGCATGGTGTTCCTGTTTCTACTATTGAGAAACAAATAAAAATGGGAGAAAGGGTGGAAAAGGAACATGGAGTAAATCTAAAAAAAGCAAAAAAAATTGCTATGGATCATCTTGCAGAAAAACCTAAGTATTATACAAAGTTAAAGAAAGCAAAATTATAATGAAAAACAAAGACCAAATACTATTGGAAACCCTTTATTCTGGAATTTTCAGAAAAGGCAGGTGCTTACATTGTGGTGTTAACTTAACACCACAAGAAATAACCGAAAGTAAAAAACAAAAAAACGTAAATTTAATGTGTGAGGGTAAAAGCGATTGTAATGGAGTTGTTTTATATCATGGCATTAGTAATGGTGAAAATGTTGTTTGTATAGCAACAGGAATAGCAGAACCTAGTTCTAATGAAAAAACTGGACCAATGGTTCAGATATGGATTTTAAATTCTGACGTTTCACCAATAGAAGCGATTAAGAGTGGTAAAGATATAGGCGTTTGTTTTAACTGCATTCACAGAGGAGGAACGTGTTATGTTAATGCTGCACAAGGACCGAATTCCATTTATAACTCTTATAAAAATGGCAATTATCCAAGTATATGTAAAGAAGGCACAGATTTCACAACTGGAAATATTGCTGATACATATTTAAAAAATGGTTATTGGAATCTGTTTCAAAATTCACACGTAAGATTTGGTGCGTATGGAGATCCAGTGGTTATACCATTACCCATTATTGAGAAGATAACAAGTATATGCAAAGGATGGACGGGATATACCCATCAATGGAAGGATACAAAATATTCTGCTTATAGTAAATATTTAATGGCATCTGTTGATATGCCAAACCAGTACGCACAAGCAAAATCATTAGGATGGAGAAGTTTCAGAGTAACATACGATTGGTTTGTAAAAGCACCTACGGAACAAGCCTGTTTAAATTCTAGAGATGGTACACAATGCATTGATTGTTTACAATGCTGTGGAACAAGTAAAAACGATAAAGACATATATATTAAGGTTCATGGTCTTAAACATAAAGTTTCTAAGTTTATCGAAAAATTCGGAAAGGGAGATTTTGCCGAACCATTAACCGATGAAGATAGAGTAGAGATAGAAAATATAGAAAAAAGAGAATTGGAATCGAAAGATAAAAATAAGAAAGAAGTCAAAAAATTAAGTCCTTTAGAAAAATTAATGAGATCCAAAGGAATAAAGCCAGATGAAGAATAAAGACCAAATATTACTGGAGAATTTGTATGAATTCATATTATTCGAAAGAAAAAATTTGGAGGATGGTAAAGAATTTATAGGAAAAACAATTTCAATACACCCTGTTATAAAGGTTGGTAAAAACCATCCTGATTATATGAAATGGGCTATAAATGTTGATGGTCTTGGTTATGTCGGTGATGTTTCGACTTTACATATTAAAAATGTAAAAAGTATTATAGATCACAATAAGATAGATAGAACAATAAGAAGTGATGATGATGGAAATAAAGCACCTCTGATAAAATTGTATGGACAATTAATTGATGTGAATTTTTCCATGGAAGAAATAATAAAAAAATTATCAACTGGCTCTTGGGAATCTGTAACATATAATCCACATAAACATCCAGAGTATGTTTATAAAAACGGTTTACCTTCTTGGTGGTGTGGAGATGAAAGATTGGGAGATAACCGAGGAACTCCAGATTTTGTTAAAAATAGAATTAATACAATGAAAGAGGTTATGAATAGGGGTGATTTCAAATCAATAAAAACTCTCACTCAAAAGTCTGGAAACATATCTTCTTTTAGTTCCGAAGAAGCAATACTAAAACAACACCCAACATGTAATGAAGATTATATGTGGATAAAGGGATTAAAATGAGAAACAAAGACCAAATATTACTGGAAAGTATTTATGAAAATATTCTTTTAGAAAGTAAAAGAGTTCCTCTAAGAAATATTTCAGAATTTAGTGAAGAGGAAAAACAAAACATTTTGGGAAAACTTTCTGATGTTGAAAGATATCAACTCGGAACAGCCAAAGGTGGGAAATCTGCTAAAAATTATATGAGTGCAGATGATTGGATTGTTATAAGAGATTTTCATTTAAGAACTAGATTGAAAGAAACTCCTGAAACTAATACAAATTTATGCGCCTATACACCTGGCGAAACATTAAAACTTCTACAACATCCAATTATAAAACAATGGTTTTCGATGGTAGAAAAATTTAAAATACCAGAAGGAAAGGAAAAGGTAATATTTGTTTCTTGTGCTGCTAGTAAGAGATGGGGAGAAAATGCAAAATCTAAAGATTACAAGTGCTATAATATATTAAGAAAAGAAAATAGTAAAGTATATTGGGTTACTATATCGGAACCATTAGGAA